CCAAGTTGGGGTTAAGGGAATTATTGGGTAAGTCATAGAATATTTACCTTATAACCAAGCGCCATTAACTTGACGCTTACTGTACTTGTGTCGTCAGCGTGTCTCATCCCATTTACCTGAAACGTGAACGTCATAGGAGACAAGCAAACGCCCGTCAAGACACCATTAATAAGTAATGTTTTTAGTTCAGGAATAATCTTGATTAAGTCCAAAAACCACGATTCATCCAATAAACTGGAAATGGGTTTTCCCTTTATCACAACTTTAATTTCAGGATCTTCGCCCATATTGCCTATATTGTTTAAACCTAAATAACTCATGATTACAATCTATTTACAAGGGGAACTTGCAGATTATTTTACCCCACAAATTACCGTTGCTGTATCTAGTGTTGCCGAAGCTATCGCAGCATTAAAAGCCAACTTCAAAGACTTTGCTAATTACTTGTTTGAAGCGGCTTCGTTTGGGGTAAATTATCAAATCCGGGTAGGGTATCAAGAGATTGGGGAGGAGCATCTAAAATGCCCAATTTCCAAAAAAGTCCAATCAATCCGCATTACGCCTATAATTGCTGGGGCTGGTGCGGCTGGCAGGATTATCGCCGGGGTGACACTGATTGGGTTGGCTGTAGCGGCTTCGTTTGGGGTTGTTGGGCTATTGGGAATAGCGCCGCTGACAGTTGGGTTAACTGGGGGCGCGCTGTTGTTTCAGGGCATTTCCGCGCTATTCAGTAGACAAGATTCACCCAGCGGGGATGATAAAAAATCCCTAGTGTTTGGTGGCACGTCAACAACCGTTAAAGAAGGGGGTCGCGTGCCGATTATTTACGGGGTGGCGTTGGTGGGGATCTACGTTATCAGTGCCAAGATTACAACTTCCTATGTTTCCGGTGGTAGTGGTGGAGGCGGTGGTGGAGGTGGTGGGAAATAGGCAATAAAAAACCCGCCATTGCTGACGGGTTTAACTATTTGCTTCTTGCTTTTTTCACCCTCTTTCGCTGTTCTGGGTTTTGACTTCGGTGGTTTTTGCAATATCCTGTCCTATTTTGCGGAGACAGAGATTTGCAGCAAACGGTGTAGGGATTTTTTAAACCCTGGCAAATATTTATCATGGGAGTAGCATTTTAATGAATACCATGACATTTGATGTAGCTAAATTTGTTGATCCGAATATCGCGCACTCACCAATACTAATTTCTTCAACTAATCTCACGCCTAAAAAATGCGTCAAATTAGCTAATGGCAAATACGGCATTTATGATGCTGGAATATTTGCTAATATTGGGGATAATTGGTGGAATGTTGATGGGGGGCATATAAAGATTTTTCGCGCTCAATTTCTATTGCAATTACAAACTTTCTATCAAGATTTGGTTTATAAAAGCGCACACCCCGATAACTTTAAATTCCGCCATTTCTCAGGCGCTAATATTTCTGGTTTTGCATGGGAATTAGAGCGTGCATTAATCCCTCTCTATTTCCCAGACGGAATATATATCCCTGATCAAAATGGTGATATATTCCGTCACATAGTGAGAAATTACAAGCTTGCGTCTGAGTTTATAGAAATAGAATTTAGATGCCAGGGACGAATATAATTTAACTGAAATGGGGGTAACTTTAATGACACAAAAAATAATTTCAGCCTTGCGTGGCAAAGCAATCTATTAAGGAAAAGACTTCTGTCCATGAGAAGTTTTGGTAAACCACTATATACTGAAGATGATCTAGAGTTCTGGACAAGCTACAAGTTTCTCGCGCTCCGTAATGGGAAAACAGTCGATGAGATTATTGACGAAACTTGGGATGATTACTATACAGCACTAGAATATTAAACAGTCTTACCAATTAGCCATGGCGGTAATCATTTCCCATCCTGGCAAAAATAACCACAAACATCAATTGTGGTTATGCCGAAAAAACAATTTAAAGGATTTGGCGGTAGTGGCGGCGGAGGCGGCAAACCTCCAGAAACCGCAGTATCAGGAACTATTGATGAGACTTGGGATGATTATTACGCAGCGTTAGAATGTTAAATCAACTTAAAGCCATCTTGCCGAAAGGCAAATACAACGGCGCGACAATTGACGGGATTGAGATAAAATTCCAGTTAACATTGCTAGACTGGCGGTTGGTCTATATCAATTGGAGCTACGGCAACTTGATAATTCAGTTTGCTTGCTTCAAGTTTTGGCTTGATTGGCATTACGTATTTGAGAAACAAAAATCATGAGTGAATGCTACTGGTTCCTGAATTATAAAGGCTTGTACAGGCAAATATAATCTCAGATTTTGTTATCTGAGATTATGCCAAAAAAACAAGAATTTAAAGGATTTGGCGGTAGTGGTGGTGGCAAGCCCGCAAAACCGCCAGAAACCGCAGTATCAGGAACTTCCGTTTCAATCGCATCAGTTTTAGGGATTGTGTCAGAGGGAGAAATAGAAGGACCAATAGCTGGGCTAAAATCTGTCTACCTTGATGAAACTCCTATTCAAAATACCGACGGCTCTCTGAACTTCGACGGATTTACATGGGATTACAGGCTCGGAACTCAAGGGCAAAGCAGGATGCCTGGTTTTGGGGATGAAATAACCTCAGAAACTAGCGTTAGTTCTGAAGTGAAAAACCTACTCCCAGTTACCCGCACAATTACCAACGCCAATCTAGATATTATTCGTGTTCGATTGGGTGTGGTCCTACAGGAATATCCGCCAGATGGGGGCGTGCTGGGGTTAAATGTAGGGTTTAAGATTTTTATTAAACAGGGTGCGGGTGCGTTTGTTCTCGTTTATGAAGGCAATATAGGCGGACGCTTTGCCACGATAACAGAATTTGAATACGCCTTTGCAGTTAATAACACCGGTGGCACGGTTTCAAGCTTCAGCGTCCGCGTAGAACGAACTACGCCGCAGGACGCAGACGAAACACGGTATCAACGGGTTTTAAGGTGGCAATCCTACACACAAGCAACTGAAGTTAAACTTGCATATCCCAACAGCGCATTATTTGGGTTTAGTTTTAAGGCGGCTCAGTTCCAATCATTGCCCCAAATATCCCTGAAGTTAGCAGGGCGGAAAATTCAAATTCCCAGCAATGCCACCCCTACCGCTACAAGGGGGCTAACATTTAGCGGAACTTGGAATGGGACTTTTACTACGCCATCGGTAGCAGTGGCAGATCCGGCGTGGATTTTATATGACTTAATCACCAATACTCGCTACGGACTTGGTAGATTTATCAATCAGTCCCAAATTGATAAATGGGCATTATACGAAATTAGCCAATACTGCAATGAGTACGTCCCTAATGGCTATGGCGGCACAGAGCATAGGTTTCAATGCCATTTATTGCTAGAGGGCAAAGACGAGGCGTACAAAGTAATTCAGCAGTTTCTATCAATATTTCGTGGCTTCTCCTACTGGATGTCTGGAGCAATCGGATTTGTGGCAGACAAACCCGGATCACCAGTGGCACAATTTACCCAATCTGATATTGAAGAGGGGATGTTTTCGTACACTCGCACAGGGCTGAAAACCAGACACACTATAGCATTAGTAACTTGGGCAAATCCTGACGACTTCTACCGTCAATCCGTAGAAGCAATTGACGATCCTGATGGAATTGCTAAATATGGCGTAAGGGAAATTGAGCTATCTGCTTTTGCTTGCACGTCAAGAGGACAAGCGCGACGGGCTGGGTATGCCACGCTGCTAACTGACAGACTGGAGCAGGAAACCGTAACTTTTAAAAGCAGGGCATACGGGACTTATACAAAGCCCGGCGATATTATCAGGATCATGGACTCAAAAAGGGCTGATATCCGGTATGGCGGGCTGATCGCGGCGGCCACTACAACAGCAATCACTCTTGATAATCCTGTGGAAATTCTAGAGGATGAAACTTACACCCTCACGGTAATGCTTGCTGATGGCACGGTTCACGAAAGAGTCGTTACCAACTCGCCAGGAACAGCCGCGATAATCCTCACTTTAAATTTAGCCCTATCATCAGCACCACCCCCGGAGTCAAACTGGATTCTCGCGTCATCTACGGTACAGCCGCAGTTATTCCGGGTTTTGAATCGTGTTCCAAGTGCTGGCAGCATGGAAATGTTTCACGAAATTACGGCCATCGAGTACAATCCCGCCAAATATTCTCGAATTGAAAATGGCTGGAGTCTTGAGCCGTTGCCAGAGCGGCGTAATCCTCCCGTCGTTGTGTCAGTTCCTAGAAATATCACCTTTAGCTACCGAACAATTGACCTGTTTGATCTCAATGCAGTATGGGATTTTCCATTGCTAAATAGTAAGCGTGATCCATATATCACAGGCTACACAATTGAATTACGCCTTGGCGACGATGGTTTGTGGGGGAATACCAGATTTGAAACAAGTGCCTCAACACAATTTACAAACATATCGGCTGGGAAATATTACGTCAGAGTCGCGGCAGTTGACATTAACGGCAGGTCATCGCGTTGGGTTGCTTCTAGTCCGATAAACCTGAATAAATATAACTGGAATGCGACTTTCACTTCTCGATATGCCTCTGTTTTTGCAATGGAATTTTAACAAATGGCTACAGCACCATATATTGACGGAACTGGGACTATAAGGCAACGGGCGTTATCTGCTACGTCAGCAGGGACGACGAACAATCCTGATGTCGCCATTTTTGAGATTAATGGGAGTATTACGGCATCCAACCCGTCCGTCGTTGCGACTGGGGGAACAGTGCCGGCAGACGCGACTTTGATCGGTGCTTCTGATGGTACGAATCTACAAGCTCTCAGGGCAACTAACGCAACACCTATGGGGA